GACAAGAAGAAGCCCAATGTCAAACCGCAAGAACCCAAGGTGAACAAGTTTGCCAATCAAAAGACTCTCTCAAAGTACCTCCAAAATTTGGGTATGAACCGAGGTAACCGGAAGACGTTCATGGCACGCCTCGGGAAGAACAAACTGGAGAACATCCAGTCCAACGCGAAAAAGTTTATGAACAAACCGAAGGAACTTAGTAATACTGATAAGGGTGTCAGATGGAAACTTTTCAACAGTCCGAAATACAATAAATTGACTACCGGGGAGAGAGAAGATTTGTTCAAGAGATGGATGAACAAGAAAAATAAGACGATTTGGGCGAACGCACAGAAATTACAAGCGTCGAGGACGAAGAACGTGGTTCCTATGAAAACGAACAACAAGCCCAAACCTGTGAACGCGACGAATATGAAAAAGGAGTACCAAAATTTGATGAAGGCGAAGAGTCTCAGTGCAGACAGTGCCTTCAAGAGGCTCTCACTCAAGTATCATCCCAATAAGGGTGGTAAACAAGAAAACTTTATTCGCCTCCAATCGATCAGAAATGAGTTGAAAAAGAAGAACAGCTCTGCGACTGCGAACGCTGGTAGACAGTCTCTGTTAAACAGAATTGATAAGAATGTTCCCCGTGATACGAATTTCTCACAGGGTCGAATGAAATGGAAGAGTGCCATCAAGGGTGCGAAGAGTAATTCTGAACTTGCGAGAATCAGAACGTTGTTGAATGATAAATTGAAATTGAAAAAGAACATCAATTCCGGTGTGAAGAACGCGGGAAAAAAGAAAGTAGTTTTGCATCAAATCATGGCGTATAAGAATGATACCGCTAACAGACGCAAACAGATGTTGGCTCTACCGGCGCCGAAACCGGTGTCGGCACTGGTGAACAAGTTTGCAAATCAAAAAGCTCTTTCGAAATATCTCCAAAATTTGAAGATGAACCGGAGCGACCGTACCAAGTTCGTGGCGAGACTGAAGACCACTAAGTTGAATGTCGTCAAAGCGAACGCGAAAAAGTTTATGGAAAACAAAAAGATGAAGAAACCGAGTGTCGCGACTACGAAATGGCAGACTGCGTCTACTCGCGCCGTTGACAAGGCGAAGGCGAACGCCAAGAGAAAGGCGAACAATAACGCCCGGCGCGCACGTGAGAAGCAGGCACGAATCGCGAAAGCGTCTCAACCGCGGGTCGCCCCCAAGACCAAAAAAGGTAAGGCCAAGACAAGGCGTCGTAAATAAAAACTTTTCCAAATGTAATATATATGAGATCGAAATCTGTGAACACCAACGATAATGATCCCATGAATTGGGCGTGGACTGTGCCTCGCACAAAACCTGTGTTACGCACGAAACCGTTCAACTTCAAGACTCGAATCGGATATTACAAAAAGAAAGGTATGTCCGTGCCCCCTATATTCAATCGGTCGGTCATCAACCGAGTCAACCGCGCACAGAACCCGTACTCAATCCTCGGTATCCCAAAAGATTCCAGTCGGTCGGTGATCCGGAAAACTTATTTGAAATTATCGAAAAAATATCACCCGGACAAGAGTGGTGGAAATGCAAATACTTTTAAAAAAATAAAAAATGCATACAATTCACTTATGAGATGATACCCGACGGATTGTATATGTACCAACGAAAAATTAGGATTGGTTTCCAAACCATCGTGTTCCCCCTCCATTACAGGATTTCACCAGTGGGCACCCCGCCACTTTTCACCACGCGACGACGATGAGCCTCTTCGTAAAACGCCTGACGTACTCCGCCACCCTTCCGAGTCGTGGTTCAGCGCACGCCGTGGGCTACGACCTCTACGCCAGCGAGGACTACCTCATTCCCCGCGGTACCCGGATGATCGTCAACACAGGGATCGCGATCGTGATTCCCAAAAACTGCTACGGACGGGTCGCCCCTCGATCTGGACTCGCGGTCAAACACGGCATCCAGGTGGGCGCCGGTGTGGTCGACCCGGACTACACGGGTCAAGTCAAAGTCGTCCTCTTCAATCAGGGTGAGAACGATTTCAAGGTCGCCGTGGGTGACCGGATCGCCCAACTGATCTTGGAGCGGTGTGAGACGCCTCCGGTGAAGGAGGTTTTGACCATCGACGAGACCACGCGTGGTGCGGGAGGGTTCGGCTCAACCGGGGTATAATTTTATGCACCTAGAGTAATGGCCACGATTCTGTTCTTCGCCGGCGCGTATTTGATTTATGTAATGTCACAGAAAGGAGAACCCCTCGACGACGTCGAGGGTCTCGTCGCCCTCAAACAGGACGCCCACGCCTACTCGGGTGCCAACCCGGAGGAGTTCCATCTGTTCCTTGAAAATTTAAATAAAGTGCATCTTTACCTGGACACGCCGAGGGTCGCCGCCGGTGTATTGTACCAGAGTTTAGACCATCTGAGAAACCTCACCATACATAACAACTATAACATCGAAGAGGAGATAGAGGACATCGCCCACCGAATCGGTGAAAAGGTGGAGGAACGAATTTTGGAGCACGCGATTAAGAACAAAAAGAGATTCCACCCGAAATACTTAAACGAAAGGGTCCAATGATAATAAATGGCAATGGTGATGACGAGAAGCAAATCCGGTGTGCAAATGAAAAAACCGACGGACGTGTACGTACCGGAGGTGGACGACGTGGCATTCGCAGACGATTACTCCGATAGTGAGTACGACAGCGAATTCGACGGCTCTGATTTGGACACGGACGACGAGATGTCGTGCTCGGATGACGACGAGGAGGAGGACGACGACGAGGATGAAACGGAGATGGAGGGTTTCATCGTCGGCGACGACGAGTCCGAAACGGAATACTCTTCGGATTCTGACGACACTTAAAAGAAGCGTTACCTTGTAATAAAAGAATGGAGAGCGAAATAGGAAATCCAGTCACGTATCAACCGGATCCCCTCAAACCCATCGACGCGAGGCAAGACCCACCCCCGGCGCCACCGGCGGAGGAGGAGTCGTCGCCCATCGAGGATTTCTATTACGATGAACCACAACAGTACGCACCACAATATTTCATGCCACCACCACCACCGGAGGAGAAACAAAAGTTCGACTTTACGTCCATCGACAAGATGACCATCGTCCTCTTATTCGCCGCCTTCATCCTCGGGTTTTTCATGGGAAAGACTCAGACCATTCAACCAATGATCCTCCGGTATAGCTGAGTAGCCAACGAATTTTCCAATATTACCGTACTTATCACCCGTGAAATACGACCGACTCACGACCAGAGGATCCTTTTCGTTATCTATGTATACATCCGTCGCGTTCGGACGTGGTTTGGTTTTCTTGACTTCGAGTTTCTCGCCCTGGAAAACCAAAGCATACACGACGATAGCTATTGTGACGAAATTTAATATGATGCTGATAATTGTCATGCTTATTAAAACACTACATTTTATTCTTCTTTCGTTTCCGGTTCGGTTTCCTTGGCCTCGGCTTCGGCCTCGGCCTCACGCTTCTTTCGTCTCTCCTCGATTTGGCGTGCGACCTCGGCGTCGGCTTCCTTGACGAGTTGTTCCATGGACGCGTCTGGTTTTTGCTTCTTGAGACGTTCGATCACCTCGGCCGGGTGTTCGATCGGGGCCTCGTCCGGTTTGGTGTAGAACCGAGAATTCTCATCGCCGGGTTTGGAGTAGTCGCCATCTTTGCTCTCCATCATGTCCCGCTTGCGTTCCTCAAAAAGTTTCTGCGCGGCGCGCTGATTCTCTCGGTAGCCCGTCATCAGTTGTTCGAGTTTCTCCTCGGCGTAGTGGGAGTCCTCGATTTCCGTTGGATCCGGTGGGATCAGGAGGAATTTATACATGTCCGCGACGTAGATGTCGAACGTGGCGTCATCTGCCTGCAACTTCTTCGCGTGCGCGGCCGCCTCATCGCGGGTCGCGAAGCATCCTCGAATCTTGATTCCGAACTTGTCCGTCTTCTGTGGGCAGGACGGTCCGACGACCGAAAGGCAGACGAAGTTTTGACCCGGAACGGTGATGTAATCTGGGGTGAGAGACATGCGGATTATATCAATCAAACGCATGTTGACTTTAAGTAGGTCACACCTCGACGCATGGAAAAAATCAGGAAAAACCACAACGACGCCAAGCGCGCGCTCATCCAGGCGGTCGTTCGCGAGGGGCAGAGCGTGCTCGACGTCGGTGCGGGATTCGGCGGTGACCTCCAGAAATGGCGCGCCGTCGGGGCGTACGTCTCGATGTGCGATCCGTCACCGGAGGCGCTCGAGGAGGCGCGATCTCGCGCGAGGAACCTCAAGATCCGGGTCAACGGCTTTTACACCGGTGACATTCGCGCCTGCCCGAACCGGAGGTGGGACGCGGTGTGTTACAATTTCTCCCTCCACTACGTCTTCGCGTCGAGGGAGCTGTTTCACCGCACGCTGTCGGAGATCAAACGGAGGGTGCACCCCGGTGGGCACCTGTTCGGTATCATCCCCGATTCGGAGTCGATCCTGAACCGGGTGCCCCTCAAAGACGAACTCGGGAACTTCTTTCTCACGAAACACCATGGCAACGGTGGTTTTGGTGAGAAACTTTGGGTCAACCTGGTTGACACGCCGTTCTACGCCGACGGACCCCGTCCCGAGCCCATCTGTTACAAGGACGTCCTCGTCACGGAGTTGGAGAAGATCGGTTTCACCCTGCTCCTTTGGGAACCACTGCAAGGGCACATCTCCGAGTTATACTCGAAATTTATCTTCGTTTATAAGAAGAAGCATCATGTGGATACTGGGTGTGCTTTTGTTGGTGGACCTGTGGGTGATCAAGAACACGGTGGAACCACCGGAGTTGACGGAGGTGAAGGAAAAATACCGGATCCTCCGGGAACACCTGGTGCGCACGCGTCAGGACAAATACAAGATGATCTGGTCACAAAAACCGGTGACGGGCTTTCACAAGATGCGTGGTAGCGTGGGGTACAACACAAACAAAGGGGGTGAGATCGCGGTGTGCCTGGACGGAACGCCGAACGAGATTTTCCACGTCCTCCTCCACGAATTGGCACACTGCACCGTGAGCGAATACTCGCACTCCAAAGAGTTTTGGGAAAACTACATTGAACTGAGAGACCAGTGTATTGCTCTTGGTATATATGAAAAGATTCCCGCCCAGACCACGTTCTGTGGTCAACACGTGTCCGATTAAGCCTTGATGACGTAGGACTTGGAAAAATAGAAGAGAACGGCGGCGACCAAACCGGTGGCGCCCAAGCCGACCATAGATCGGGTGCCGTTCTCGGTGAGAAACTTGGGGACGCTGGTGGCGAGTTTGTCCTGCACCGGTTTGGACACGGCGGCCGCGGCGCACACGGCGACGAGGAGGGCCACCATCTGGTCATCGGTGAGGTTCATTGGATTTTTAGACTCGGGCTTCACCGGTTGCTGCTGTTGTTGTTGTTGCATCATCTGCGCCATGCCCGGTTGAACTTGGGACGGCGCCTGCATCTGCACGCTTTGCATTCTGGGTTGAGATTGCACCACCGGGGCGTCCATCATGCCCATACCGGAACCGGAGTCGTCTTCCATAATATCAGAAAGCGGAGTGGAATCCATCATGCTTTGTTCTTGTGCAATATTTTTTTCAGAGCCTTGAAACGACGTGGAGGGTTTTTCCATCTTGGGTTGGGGTTGCGGCGGTGGGAGGGCGGTCATTCCATCGCCGTCGTCTGACAGATTGAGCGTTTCCATTCTGGGATGGACTCATAATTTTATTTTTTCTTTTTCACGACAACCCTATCCTTCTTCTTGTCCTGGGTTGTTTTGTCTTTGAGGTAGTGCGTGGGATTGTACAACTTTTTGTGCACGGACCAAAATTGAGGCGCACCCACCCTGAACTTGGGTTTCTTAATGTCTGCTTTGTACCAAAAAACGACATCTTCTATGTTATTCGAGCGAGAGGTGTTGTCAAGCACCAGGCACTCGAAATCGTTCGTGCACTGATCCATGACGGCGTTGAAGGCGTTCATATTAGGGAAGATCCCGAAGAAGTTCTTCCAAATCCGCTCACGGTTCGAAACTATATTCTCTCGTAGAACGAACACATAATCGATGTTTGAGCGAATCGCCGGAGGCATGTCCATGGCATATTGGAACGCCATCATCACGAACAGTTTCCAATGCCTGCCGTTCATGGCGATTTGTCTCAGGATCGGCTCTTTGAGGAACTTCGCGTCGTACATCACGTCGTCGAACAGGAGAAAAGCACCGCAATTCTTTTTCCCCTGTGCGACTAACTTTTTCTGACGATCCATGACCCTCTCGACCGCTTCCCTGTCGTACTCCGGATAGATGAAAAGATCGGGTATCCACGACGAGTAGTAATGGTTCCCATCCTCCGTTCCTGACATGCAAATACCGGCTGGAATGTGACGTTTGTAGTACATGATATCCTTAATGAGCGTCGACTTCCCGGTGTTTCGCTTTCCAAGAAATACACAGACACGATCGTCTCCCATCGTCTCCGGTTTGAATTTCCTCAATTGAAGTTGCATTCTGAAATATTGTCCTGTTTTATTTCGTAAAATTTTACTCAATTAATAGTAGAATGGCTGGTCGTTTGAATCTAAGCGCCGTCGGGGTCATGGACAAATGGCTCACCGGTGACCCCCAGTACAGTCACTTTTTATCTCGATTCCGACGTGCGAGTAAATTCAGTTTCGAACAAATCGAGACCCCGTTCGACGGCACGATCGATTTCGGTCAGGAGGTGACGTGTCGCGTGCCGAAGGACAAGGGTGATTTGCTTCGAACGATGACCTTGAAGATCACGCTCAGCGATCCGGTTCCCGACCTGGCACCGAATCCCGGGTACAGAAACGACAAGTACTATCCACCGTCTGTGTGTGCCCACCTGATCGAATACGCCGATTTAGTGATCGGTTCACAGACCATCGAGAGGATCACCGGAGAGTACATCTACATGTACAATCAACTCCACCACACCAACGATGACGTCGACCAAACCCTCTATTTTCTCAACGGTCACGGAAACTTTCTCATCTATAGGGGAGATTACAGTTATTTTCTCGATCTTCCCTTTTATTTTTATAAAAATCCCTCCCTCGCGATCCCCACGTGTGCCCTCACGAAACAATTGGTGGAGGTTCGTCTGAAACTACGTCCTTTCAGTGAGATGGTGTGGTACGGGTTGTCGTCCATCGACGTCGCGAACGGGGTGTCGGCGAGCATTAAGAATTTATCCCTCGACAGTGAATTCGTCTTCGTCACCCCGGAAGAGAGGGCGTACCTCATGAGCACTCCCCTCGATTACTGCATCACCCAACTCCAAATGTCCCAATTCGTGATCCCCGACGGGGAGACGTCTCGGTCGGTGATGATTAACTTTTCAGGGCCGGTGAAGGAGATGTACGTCACGTCCCAAGCGCAATCGGCGGAAGCCCTGAACCTCACCGGTGAATACAACAACATTCGTCGGATGGCCCTCCGATTCAACGACCAGGAGGTGTTCGACATGGACAGACTGCGCTTGACGTACGCCGAGCCCCTCCGGTGTCACGTGAACTGCCCGGCGACGCGCCTCGACATCCCGATCTACGAACCACACCCGAGCCTGAACCCGTCGGGGACGCACATAGAGTACGACATGTACAGCGAATTCGGGGTGAAATCGTTCAGCGAGAGACCGGAGGACCCGTACCCGACCGGGCAAGTCAACATGAGTCGGGTGGCCCACAAACTCCTCACCGTGGAGATCGAACCGGTGTACGCCGGGAAAAACAACGTGCGGGTGTACGCCCTTTCATATAACATTTTATCCATACACAGTGGACTCGCGGGGCTTAAATTTTAATCGCCCATAATTACAGAATGGCTGGTCGCGTGCAGTTAGAGTCAGTCGGCATCGCCGATTCCTATTTCACCGATGACCCCGAATTCACGTATTGGCGAAAGGTGTACAAGAAGAATTCTCGATTTGCCAGGGAGACCGTGACCCTCGATCCCCACATCCCAGGGGACTTTGGGAACGTCTTGAAATTTGACATCCCCCAGAATCAAGGCGACCTCTTGACGAACGTCGCGTTTCGAATCAAGTTACCGGCGATCGCGAGTCAAAACCTGGGCACGGGATACACGAAATACGGGTGGATAGAGAGCGTGGGACACGCCATCATCGAGTACGTGGACATATTCGTCGGCGACGTTCCGATTCAGAGGATCACCTCCGATTGGTTGACGATATACGGTGAACACTATTTCACCCAGACGAAACAAATGGCCCTCCGGCAGTTGGTTGGGAAATACCCGATTCGTTCGGCGGCCACACCGGTGAGCGATGATTCCATACTGTACAACACCCTGAACACGTACTACAACCTCACCGGTGCGGACAAATCGGGAACGGCGGCGATTCACCGGGGGGCGAACACCACCCAGGAGTATCTCGTGGACATTCCCTTCTTTTTCTACAGAAATCCCTCTTTGGCGATCCCCCTGTGTGCTGTCACGAAGCAGGAATTTCGCGTGCACGTCAAGTTGAGGGAGTACGCCCCCCTCGTGGTCGCCCTCGACGGGAGCAACCTCACCCTCCGTCCCACCCTGAGCACTCCGGTGTCTTTGGTCGATTTTAAGATGGAACTGGACGTCGTGCACCTCGAACCGGTGGAAGTCCTGAGACTCCAGAACACCCCGGTGGACATGGTCATCACCCAGCACCAGTTGGAAAAATCAACGGTCCCGGCGTCGGCGTCGTACGACAGCGAACCCACCACACACAAGATGTACTTGGGTCTTCGCCATCCCGTAAAAGAATTGTATTTTGTCATCCAGAGGGAGGACAGGAACACGCTCCAATATTTCTGTTCACCCCTGGACTACGACAATTACAACGAATCCTACACCCAGAGTGGGTATGGGAAATATTACGCCGGGAGATTGGTGCTATACGAACACCTCCAACACCTGACGCTGTCCCTCGACGACCAGGACATCCTCACCGAGCGCACTGGCAAGGGGATCACGTTCCTCAAGGCGGTGCAGGGTGGGATTCACCACTCGAAGACCCAACTGATTCGACGCTTCTATTCCTACGCCTTCGGGACTGAACCGGAGAAACCCCACCCCACAGGCCAGGTCAACATGTCCCACGTCAGGGAACAGAGATTGCAATTGAGTCTGTATCCGTCCCAATACAAGAGGGAGGTTCGGGTGTACGCCCTCTCCTACAACGTCCTCCGGATAATGGATGGATTTTGCAAAACTTTATTTGACGACAAATGGTAATATGCAAAGGGAAGCCGATGCCCTCGTNNACATTTTACAACCGGTCTTAGAGGTGTCCGTGCTTCTGGCGGCGGAGTACGCCAACGCGTGTGGTCGTTCGACCGTCTTCATGCAGGACTTTCAACGCGCCGTGAAATACTCCGCGATGAACATGGTCGGTAAGCAGGTGGGTTCCATCCTCACCCAATTCGAGGGGGAGGAGGTGGACGAGGAGGAGGAGGACGACCAGGAGATTGAATTCGTGGACGAGGAGGAATTGGACGAGGAGTACACGGATTACACAGGAGACAACGAAACTTTCAACGCCCTCCGGGTAGTGAACGACGAGTGGGGGTCGTGGGTGCCCCAAAATCCGGCAGAGGAATTTTTAAAAAATGCAATCGATAGTAATGAAGACCTTGTCCCTTGAGGAACCCAAGGGGTTCGAGGGGTTCACACCGGAGAGGAAGGGTTTCTCTATATTCGATGAATCTTCTTCATCAGAGGAGGACGAGGAGTCGTCTGATGATGAGGAGGACGTCGAACACCAGGAGGCGCTCACCAAAAACAAGGGTCTACTGAAGAAACCTCAGTACAAAAAACTCCTGTGTAAGGAGAGTTTACTCCCAGAATAATTTTTTCTCTGGTAAAAGTATAAAAACCTCCACGATGTCCGAGCAAGTCCAAGTCGTCTCACAAATGTTGGAAACGCAGTCCCTCAACGCCCTCACCAGTGGCTTCGCGTTCGCGGCCGCCATGTCGTGGAATGACGTTGCTCGTTGGGCCATCTCCCAAATCGTCAAGGGCCCGAAGAACACGGGTTTGCAAATGACCATCACCGCCATCACGACGACCTTGTTGTCCATCGCGGTGTTCCTCTTGGTCTCGTCCGTGTCCAAGCGTGTCACGAAGCCGGTGGCGCCGGTGTACGCGGTCGGTCGCTAAGCGATATCATCAGGACAACGCCTATGA